CAAAAAAGTTAACCACCTGATGTGCAAAAGGAATATCAAATTGATCTAATCCACCATACCTTCCAAGTACAATTTTATCAGAAGAAATTTTCAATTCATTTCTAAGATTTTTAACACTCACTGCTGGTAGAGATACTATGTGTGGAACGTAATCACAAGAGCCTTTACTAGCCTCGTCAGCCAACCATTTTGACACATACGCATATTTGTGTCCATGAGGATTGTAGTGGTTAAAAACGCAATGGATCAGATTCTTCTTTCCCTCTAAATAATTCTGATCAACAAAACCAGATTTCAAGAAATATATATGATCACAATCTCTATCATCCAATTCTTTTTTTAATGTATTCTTATTATCATATTCAATAACATCATATTTAGATTTGAACATATCAGAAATCTCAAATCTCTTGGAGAAATTCTGATCTCTATTATCAGAAAGAAGAGTCTTATCGTAACAGATAATACTTTCATTTTTTAGAAGTTCTTCATTATATTTTGCATAATCAAGAACTGCTGTAGTGGTTCCTCTTAAACTAAGATTGTCAAGATGGAAAGCTATCTTCATTTAAATACCTCATCAAATTTTTCATAGAAAAAGTCTAAACTAGGAAATTTATCTTCTGTAAACAATGGCTCGTTGCATTTAGAAATAAAATATTCCTTATCAGAATTTAATTTTTTAATTTCTTTTATATAATCTGTATTATTGGAATAATCTAATCTATTCAGAAAGCTGTTTTTATTAAAATCTTTTTGGGAATATATAGGATCTCCATAATATAGAGGAATACATCCAGCAAATTTAGCATCAAAAAGTTTTTCGCTTACATAACCTTCATGTACTGAATTTTCATAACATAAATTAAATTTGAAATTTGTCAAAAGGTCTATTTTATTACCTTCAAATCTTTTTCCAAAAGCAAGTCCCATACCAAAGACAGGTTCTATATTTTTAGATACTTCATTAAATATTTCAGATCTAACCTTAACTGAAGATTCTTCACAATTACCAACAAGCATAGAACAAAATTTATTTCTATTCCAAACAGATCCAGAAGTATATATGTTAGTTTTTATATTGTTTATTGTTGGAACCCATTCATCTTTCAAAGTATTTTTTCCAATATAATGATGGGATTGACCACAAACTACAGTAACTTCATCACCACTATTTTCATTCCACCAATCAATCCACATATACCAAAGAGGAAATCTAATATTCTTTCCTTCAGTAGGCATATATGTAAGAGATAAATCAGAATATTGAATTCTTTCCTTTGCAATATCTAAATAAAATCTAGTCTCCCATAAACAAAATATCTTAAATTTTGCTTTAGTTGTTTTGTAATAATCATCATTACCAAATACAGAATGTATAAAGATATCGCAATTAATAGGATCAGAGGTCAATTCTACATCATTATTAAAATATTTCTTCAATAATTTATATACAAAAAACTGCTCGGTATTACACCAATTATTTGAAATATGAATTTTCATTAATTACTCCAAGGAAGATTTCCATTATATCTTTGCAACATTATCTGATTACCTTGCATAAAAAATTCTTTTTTAACTGAAATGTCGGTATTACCCGCTCTATAATTTACAGTATATTTTTTAGAAGAATTAGCTTGGAGATTATTGTCTCTCAAAAGATATGTCAACATCCTGTCAACTTCTGGAACATTTGGCTCTCTAGCTTTTCTATACCAAATCATAGAACTATTAAGAGCTACTTCTTTTGAAAAGAAAAAACAATTAACATCAACAAAATAATCAGATTCATTTAGAACTGAAGGATAATTTCCAAGAGATTCGCAATCATCATTACAAACAAAAGTACCATCAGAATCTACTATCTTTCTCATAGCAAAAGCCCATTTATTATTTCCAATGGAATTTACCAATGATTCAACATGATCTTCATCAATCCAATTGTCTTCATCAAGAAAACAAATATAATCTCCTTTACAAAGATAGATAGAAGCACCATATATTCTATGCCCATTATATCTATCAGTTCCTGTTGCATATGGTAGAGGAATGATATCAATATTATTTAACGGAGTAATGGATTTTACAATATCAGAAACTTTATCTAGATGATCTCTACCATCAATAACTACTAAATGTTGGATATTTTTGTAAGTTTGATTTTGAACTGACTTTATATTATCTTTTAGATATTTCGTTCCGGTGGTTGGTGTGATTATTGTCACTAAACTATTCATAATAACCTCTATATTTTAAATCCACTAAAGGATTTCTTTTCAAATTTATCTTTAGGATTCCATGCAAAATTTTCAGAATCTGGAGTAGAAGATTGTCCACTATCTGATATATTAGATTGAGCACTATTCTCAACATTATATAATTTCATCTTAGCTCTATCTATCCCTATCATAAACCTTTTATTAGTGGTTGGATCGGAATATCTATTTTTAATCTGCTTAACCATTATCTGATTGATCTGCTCAAATTCCTCAGTATTTATTAGAGCAAAAATCATATCGGCAGTAGCAACAGTACCAAAACTTTCAGAAACATCTTCCATAGAAGGATCTGAATTAGTAGCACCAGATCTAGTCATCTGAGTAGCAGTCATAATTGGAACATTAAACTCAACTGCCAATCCACGAATTTCTTCAGCTATACTTTTTACATATGAATAAGAATTTACATTAGATCCTGTTTTAACTCTTGATGATGTACAAATATTCATATAATCAACATATATAATATCTGGCTTGAAATTCTTTTTCAAATTAAGTTCATTCAATAATGTTCTGAAATGAACAACACTTGCAGAAGCAGTAGGATATTCCTTGATAATTAAATTACCAATAGTTTTATCTCTCAACTGTCTAAATTTCTTTTCGTATTGTTCTTTCGTTAGTGTTACTATATCATCCAATCTTACATTTAGAATATTAGCATCGATTCTTTCTGCTATTCTTTCCTCTGCCATTTCCAAAGTAATGTATAAAACATTTTTACCCTGCATTAAACAATTTGATGCTGAATGACACATGAAAAGAGATTTACCACTACCAGGACCAGCTAGAATAATAGTAATACTCTTCTTAGGCAGACCTCCCTTTGTTATTTTATTGAAAAAATCTAAATCAAAGGGAATCTTCTCTTCTTTCTTATGATAAAAATCATATCTGCTATTATAATCATCTATATAATCATGACCAACACTTTGATCAAAAGAAACAGCTAACGCATCAGACAATAATTTAGGAATTGCTCCTTTATCAACATCTTTCTTCTTATTATCAAGGATCTGAATAGATTCAGCAACCGCATTATATACTGCTTTTTCCTTACAAAAATTTTCAGTTTTATCAATCAACCAATCTAGATTACTATTATCTATTTCAAGATCTTTAATATCATCTAAAAGTTGTATAGATGCTTTATATTCTTCATCAGTAATCTTCTTATCATTTACATTTATAATTAAAGCTTCATATGTAGGATTTGAATTATATTTAGAAATGAACTCTTGAACTTCATTGAATAGTAAAATAGTTTCTCTTGAAGAGAAATACTCTGATTTTATAAAAGGTAAAACTTTTCTAGAATACTCCTCATTTACTATTAGACTCTTCAATATCAACTGTTCCAAATTCATGAATTTTTTTCTCCTGTTCAAGTTTCTTAATCAATATTGAGGATAAAATATCACCAATATATTGTTTGAAATCTTCATCATCTTCTAAGATAGTTTTATCTAAATCACTATCAAGAATCTCGTAATTAAAACTTAGGTATGCTTGTCCATCCGTTTCATCAAAATTAACATTACCATACATATAAATTGTGTTTTCATATTCACCATCAAGTATCTTTATTGATGCATATTCATTATCATATGGAACAAAAGAATAGTCAACTCCTTCTTCATATATATTCATTATTCATCTCCTTCATCTGATGATTCAATATGAACAATTTCAGAATCATCTTTAATTATTGAACCTGAAGATATTGCATATTTTTCATATACTGCATTCTTAAAAGATACAGAATTCAAAATAGAATCCCAAAAATCTTTATTCAT